TCCTTCTACTGGTCTCCCACCTTTTGTCCTTACATATAAAGCTAATTTTTTATGTAGATAATTTTTAAGTAACAAATCTCCTATCGCATAACCTGCAAAATCAGGTTTAGATGACAAATCACCAAGACCAATCATAAATAAAGCTTTTAATTGTTGCCCCGAACCAAGACTTAACATTTGTGACCATAAAAGCCTAGTATTAACACGAATACCGCCATAATATAATCTAGAACCTCCATCAACTTCAGTTTCTTGTTTTGTAAATATTAGAGGTACAATTTCTCCTAATGTTGCGAGTTCCTGTACTGAATTAAAACCTGTTTGCGGTGCAAATCTTTTTGGCCCTGTTTGACCAGCAGTTGTAAGACTAGGAGGAGTTTTTGGTGGTCTTGGTTTTGGTGCTAATAAAACAGAAACAACAGAAAGAATAATACCTAAAGCAAATTGTGCTGCTGCGTTACCCGCTTGAACTGCTGCAAAAAATGCACTAACAAAATCATTTACAACATAAGGTATCTCGTCATATTCTTTAGGTCTTTTTCCGTTATATGCCTGTGTTAATTCTACAAAATACCAATACTCATCTTCTGTTATACCTACTGTTTCACATAATTCGACTTCTGCGGGAAGTAACACTCTACGACCTCCAGGCCGTCTAAAGGACTCCATCTCACCTCCGATTC